AAATAATTTGAAAAAGTTATTGACAAAGCCCCACTTTTGCAGTATAATAAATACTGTTATATAATGAAATGCACAGTTATGCTGTGCAGATTGTGAAATACTTAAACATACGACAATATACGGAGAATACAATATGTCAATTTCAGCAATGAGAAACCAGAACAGTTTAGATAAACTGTTGCAACAAGTCCAAAAGGACGAATCACCAGCTACAGAAAAGAAATCCTATGCGGATGAACGTCTGTGGAAACCACAGGTGGACAAGGCAGGCAATGGGTACGCAGTACTTCGATTCCTACCAGCACCAGAGGGTGAGGAACTTCCTTGGGTACGAGTTTGGAATCACGCATTCCAAGGCCCAACTGGACAGTGGTTTATTGAGAACTCTCTTACTACTCTAAATCAGAAAGACCCTATCAGTGAGTACAACTCGCAGTTATGGAACTCTGGTGTAGAATCAGATAAAGAGATTGCTCGTAAACAAAAACGTAAACTGCAATATTTTGCAAATGTATACGTTGTAAGTGACCCGACTAATCCTCATAATGAGGGTAAAGTTATGCTTTACAAGTTCGGTAAGAAAATCTTTGACAAACTTATGGAAGCAATGCAACCTGAGTTCCCTGATGAGACACCTATCAACCCATTCGATTTTTGGGAAGGTGCCAACTTCATGTTGAAGATTCGCAAAGTAGATGGTTACTGGAACTACGATAAGTCTGGTTTGGATGCTAAATCTGCATTGAAATCAACTGATGAAGAGTTGGAAGCAATCTACAAGTCACAGCATTCACTTGCTGAGTTTCTTGCGCCGTCAAACTTTAAATCATATGATGAGTTGAAGACTCGTTTGGATGCGGTATTAACAGGCAAACTTACTACTGGTAAGACTGCTGCAGAGAGAATGCAAGATGAGGAGTCTACGAACTTCACACCTGAGTTCAAATCTGAACCCGCTCCACAACCTTCAACAGTGGCAACTGCATCTGATGAAGATGATGATGCTATGTCATACTTTGAAAAGTTGGCGAATGAATAGTATCTATGCTAGGGTAGAGGTGTAACACACAGACCCAAAATAGATAAGTACGGTTGTAGTATACAACACACTAGACGGCTAGACTGTACCGAATATAGAGAAAGAACTTAGTGTGGGGGAAAGGGATAGAGTGCAAACTCTGTCCCTTTTTTTTAGCGTCAAATATTCATCTGTTGTCAAAACAATGACATTGCCTAAATATATACGAAAGGATAGGTATTATGTACGAATGGAATGACGATCACTTTTTTACTAAGGGACAGAAGATTTACATGTTGATATGTGGTATTATTATTGCATTATCTTTTGCATGGGTTACATATATTTACTTCGAATATAGAGTAGTAAATGCTGAATGGAATGCAACTTTTACTTCGCCTGAAACATTTTGGAATATAAATCGTTAGCAGCACTCTTTTATTATAAATAGTAGTTATTGAGAGAGAACATATGGATTTACTATCATTTGTGGGAGACGTTGGAGCTCCAATAGCAGGGGCTATTGCGGCAGGATATTTCGTCTTCTTAACAATCAGATTTATACTAGCAGGCGTTACTGATAGTGTAAAGACGCTAAACAGTATCATAGGACAGTTGGACAATCGTGTTCAGACTATGAATAATGACTTAGTAAAGATTGATGCTTTGATGAGTTATGCGTTTGGGGTGAAACCCAACATAGACAGACTTGCAGCGAATGAAGGTAAAGAAGATGCTCGGCGTGATTAGGGGATAAATTTGGACGAACTTGCAAATGCAATAAAAGATTATGGTTTCCCTATTATAGCAGCAATAGGACTTGGATACTTTGTATACTTCATATGGAAGTGGGTAACTGAAACTATTGACCCTGTAATCGGTGGAGCAATGGGTACGCTTATTGCATTAGTAGATAGAATTAGAATGCTTGATAATGACATGATACGTCTGAATACGAAACTCTCAATGTTATTAGAACATTACGATAAAGAAGGCAAACCCATAGATGGGGATGTAGAAAAAATATTACAGAGGTATGGATCAAGACATGAAGAAATTAATAGCAATAGGAGTACTCCTAACAATAATCCCGACACTTAGTCACGCCAGTGATTTAGTACACACTTTCGGGAGTCCCTCATTTAGTGGGATTGGTCAGTCTCAACACTTCCTTTCTATTGCTCAGATTGAGCATAACAGAAAACAAAAATTAAAAGATGATGCTGAAGCTGCTGAACGAGAAGCAGCAAGAGAAGAAGCAAATAAAACTATAAACAAATTTATCAATAACGTAGAGTCTCGTATCTACGCACAAATTTCAAAAAATCTAGTCGATAGTATGTTCGAAGAAAATGGTGCTTTAACTGGTACAGCAGAACTAGAAGGTGCTACAATCTATTGGGTAAAAGATTTAACAGCAGGGACAATCACAGTTACCATTACTGAAGAAGATGGTTCTGTCACTGAATTGGTTGTTCCCTTAACAGGGTTTGGGTTCTAAATGGAACAAGCAATATTATTTTTAATATTTACATGTTTATTGGGTGGGTGTACCTCACTGGCAACACAAGAGAACTTAGACATTAAACCACCTACAACATTTGTAAGTGGTGTACAGGAGAGTCTAGAAGACCTCCCATTACTTGATGCTCCACCGATGACTATTGCGGTGTACTCGTTTCAAGATAAGACAGGACAAAGGAAATCTAATGAAAGATTTTCTTCACTATCTTCCGCTGTAACTCAAGGAGCAGATTCTTGGGTTATTGATGCATTACAGAGTGCAGCTAAGGGTGATTGGTTTATAGTGATAGAACGTGGTGGACTTAATAACCTAGTTAAAGAAAGACAACTAGCAAAGTCCACATATGAACAATATGAAAAAGGTGAAAAGAAACCAGAGCTTAAACCCTTGAAGCTCGCTGGTTTATTATTGGAAGGGGGTATCGTTGGATATGATTCTAATATCGTAAGTGGTGGTAACGGATTACGCTACTTTGGTGTTGGGGGCGATACTTCCTATAGGACAGATCAAGTCACAGTTTCTATGAGACTTGTTTCTGTTAACTCTGGTAAAGTTATTTTGACAACAAATGTCACGAAGACTATTGCTAGTGTAAAGGACGATTTTAATGTCTTTAGGTTCTTCGAAATGGGAACACGAGCATTTGAAATGGAGAGTGGTGCGGCTGCTAATGAGCCGACCTCTGTTGCAGTTAAAGCGGCAATCGACCAAGCGATTATTAATATGATAAAAAAGGGCGAATCTAAAGGACTGTGGGATTATGAAGAAACAGACCTTTACATAAAGGAGAAGAAATGACCAAAAAAATTATAGGGTTATTCTTTGTTATGGTATATTTAATGATAGCTCCACCCTCTGCTGCAAATGATATTTACATTACACAAGTAGGGGATAATTTGGACTTAGATATTACACAGGACGGTACAGATAATGCTATTGGCAACTCTACTACCGCTGCTGTGATCAATGGTGATGGGATGACATTTTCTATTAACCAGACAGGTAGTTATAATATTATTGAAGCTACTATAAAAGGTGCAAACTATACTGGTACATGGGCTTTTACAGGTTCAAGTAACACAGTAGACTTGGACTGTAGCTCTGCTGCATCTGGTAATTGTGACGATGTTACTCTTAACATTACAACTACTGGAGATGGAAATGCTTACAGTTTTGATATTGGCGAAACTGCTGATGCGTCAAACAGTGTAGTCAACTTTACATTAACAGGCGATAATAGTATTTTAAATTCAACTATAGATGGTAAAGCTGCAACACTCACTGTTAATGTTAACAATAGTGCGTCTTTAGCAACAACATCTACTGCAATGGATGAAGGTGTTGAAATAACAACGGTACAAACAGGAGATGGTGTAAACGGACATACAGCTATAATTGATGTAGTTGGTGGTGGTGGAACTATTGATATTAACCAAAGTGGATTAAACGACCAATTAATAGATATTGATATACAAGGCGATAACTTTGACATTGATATCACGCAGTCTGACTAGTATATTTTTTGTTCTAATAACAACTTCTGCATATGCAAATATTGGAAAAGTTGTCGAACAAAAAGGGGTTACTAATATTGAAAGAGGAGAAGATGGATTTGACTCTATAGACAAAGGTTTCGGTATGGAATCAATGGACACTGTTCGTACTAAGAATGGACGAACTGCTATTGAATTCATAGATGACACTAGGGTGGATGTAACAGAACACTCAAAGTTAATCATTGATTCTTTTGTTTATGACCCAAATACACAGACAGGCTCTTTATCATTAAAAGCGTCCTTCGGCACAATGAGATATGCTTCTGGACAGATTGCTAAGAATAGTAGACAGAATATAAAGATTAGAACTCCTACCGCCGTAGTTGGCGTTAGGGGAACTGATTTTTCTATGACAATAGATGAGCTTGGTAGTAGTACTATTGTACTTTTACCATCATGTAATGACTTTGGAAATTGTGTAGTTGGAGAGATTACAGTATCATCTGAGGTGGGTATGGTTATTATGAATCAGGCATTTCAAGCGACTGTTGTTCCTAGTCCATACTCAGAACCTACTAAACCAGTAGTACTTGACTTGGATGAGAATAGTATTCTAAATCTTCTCATTAGAAAGAAACCTGTAGAATTAGATGAAGACAGTGAAGAAGCTAGAGCTAAAGAACTTGCAGACTTCTTAGGAATAGATTATCTACAGTTCGATGCTTTCAAAACAAACGAATTATTAGATGTGCAAGACTCTTCATGGTCAACAGAACTAGACTTAGACTTTCTTGGAGCAGATTTACTCGCAGACATTTTAGACATTCTTAATGAACAACTTGCACTACAGATGAGAGATGAATTTACTAAACAACAGGACGGTGTACAGTTAGGAAAGAATCCAGATACAGGTGTTGAGATATATGACTACAATACAAACTGGAAGTTTAGAAGAGATGGTGGAAATAATGTATTTGATGCTAATTTAAGTAAGAACCATGACTACAGAATTAATTTAAAACAAGACGAAATAGAACTCTACGATATCCCAATTGGGGAAGGAAGTAATAATGAAATCACTATTATCCAAGTTAGGTAAGTCAATAACTGGTACTCATATGGGTATAGCCTTAATTGTATTATTTTTCTATGCACAGTCTTGCTTTGCAAATGAAATATATGTGAACCAAGTTGGTGATGATCTTTACTTACAAGTTGCACAAGTAGGCAGTGATAACTCCTTTCAGTTCTGTGCCGTCAACAATGATTCAAATTGTACAGATGTGAACGGCAACGCACATAATCGGGCAGATGGGTTTGCAAGTGACGATAGTATAGTTATGAGTGGTACAGTTGGAGATGATAACACGGTTGTTGTAGCACATGCTGCTGGACAGAACAACGGTAACAGTAATGAAAGTTATATTGGAATTATAGGTGACCGCAATAAAGTACAAAACTTTTTTTCAAACCACAGTTCTGGAAGTAATAACTTTAGCACTCAAGATTGGGGTGGTGTTAAAGAAACTAATATCCTCATTGATGGAGATGATAATACAGTAAAAGTATCAAGTGATAGTTATGGAGAAGCATTCAGTGAGATTGAAGTAACTGGTGATGACAATAGTGTAATCTTGTATCAAAGGTCATTGAACAATACCGCTTCAATAGACGTAACCAATGCAGGCGGCCCCGTCAGTGTTAATATCCAACAACTTGGCAGTAGTTATCAAGACACAGGATTAAACTCAGCAAGTGTAACATCATATTGTGGCGATTCAAATGGTTGCACAGTAAATCTAACTCAATACTAACACCTAAATAGTCCTATGAAATGGATTACGCACTGGGCAACCGCCCTGATAACCCTTATTGCTGTATCTTATGTTGGTTGGAGTGACCCCTTCATCAAGGAAACTCTACGTCTAAAGTCATTCGACTTAATCCAACAATACGACACTCCACAGATATCTTCAGACATTGCGATACTAGAAATAGACGAAAAGTCTATTGAGAAGTATGGACAGTGGCCTTGGAAGAGAACTGTCATTGCAGATATGATATGGCAACTCAGAGAAGCCGGCGCTGGGATAATCATCTTGCCTATTTTGTTCTCAGAACAGGATAGACTTGGTGGTGATATGGACTTAGCACAAGCAATTGCTGGTAATGGTGTTGTCATTGCACAAACAGGCACATCCCAAACAAATAAGAATGCAGTTCCTAGAGGTGTTGCTAAGATAGGTGATCCACTTCCTTGGTTGTTTGAGTGGGACGGTATGTTGGGGCCAATAGAGTTACTAGGATTAAATGCAGACGGTGTTGGTGTAATATCAACTGTGCCGGAGATAGACGGAGTTGTAAGACGTTTACCACTTTTAATGAGAGTCGGAGAAGATATATTTCCATCTATTGCAATGGAAACTATTCGTGTTGCAACAGGCGACCCATCATATCAAGTTAAGACACAAGAAGGTGGTATCACTGCAATGCGTGTACCATCATACCCTACAATCAAAACTGATACATTCGGTAGAATATGGTTGAGATACAATACAGATTTCCCTACACTAAGCGCAACTGCTGGAGAGTATAATTCTCTTGCTGGTAAGACAGTAATCATTGCGACTACTGCTGAGGGACTTGGTAGTATTATTGCAACACCTAAAGGTGAACAGTATTCGTATGTTCCAGTTGCTACATCCTTACAGACAATCCTAAACGGTGAGACACTTATTAGATTCCCAGAATCAACATTCTTGGAATGGTTGTCTGCACTTGGACTTGGATTGTTATTAGTACTTATTGCAAACAGAGCTCCATACTGGTTATCTGGTATTATGATTATTGCAATTCCAGTTGGTGCAGTATACGGTTCATACTATTACTTCATTAATCATCTATGGTTGATTGATTGGAGTTGGGTTGTTATGGTAACAACACTGGTTGGATTCCATGCAATATTCAATAGGTTCACAAAGGAATTCTTTGAGAAACAGGCTATCAAGAAACAGTTCGCTGGGTATGCATCACCTACAGTTGTACGACTATTACAAGAGAACCCAGCGCTTATTAAAGACGGTATGAAGAAAGAGATATCAATCTGTTTCTCAGACCTACGAGGGTTCACTCCATTGGGTGAATCATTTGGTGATGACGTTAAGGGGTTAACAAAAATAATGAATGGGTATATG